CGACCCGGCCGTGGCGCTGTACCGGAAGCTGGGGTTCGATGTGGTCGGGACGTTACCGAAGGCGTTCCGGCACGGTCAGTTGGGGTTGGTCGATGTCTTCGTGATGCACAGGTTCCTGTAGTGCCGTCGCCGGGTCGGTCGCCTCAATCAGCGTTCTTTGGGAGCGTGATGACGAATGAAGTGCGACCATCCCGCCATCGTCCATGGACAGTGCCGCGGTGCGCGTGGCAGATTTCCCGCACCAGGAACAGGCCGAGGCCCAAGCTCGCGTGTTCGCCTTGTGACGCGTTGTGCGAGCCTCTGCGCAAGGGATCGAACAGACTGTTGAACGCTTCGTCCGATAGTTCGGCCCCGGTGTTGCTCACCGTGATCATGATCTGGTCGACGAGGCCCTCAAGGCTGATCCGCACATCGGTGCCGTGTTCGCCGTACTTTGCAGCGTTGGTCGTGAGGTTGTGAACCGCCTCGCGCAACGAAGAGGCGTCGAAGCAACCGTGGGCATCGCCTTCAGCCTCATACTTGATGGGGACGTGGGGCAGGGAAGCGCGAAGCAATTCGACTTCGTCGCCAAGCGATTGTGCAAGATCGCAGTCCACCGGATGAATGGCCATGCCATCGCCCAGCTTGCTGCGGCTGTAAGCCAGCAGGTCGTCGAGCAGCTTGTTCATGCGCATGCTGCCATTGAGGATCCGCTCGGCCTGCCTGGACAATGCCGGATCCTGCAGTCCACTGGCCAGAGTGTCCGCCGAGAACATGACCGCTGCCAAAGGACCTCGGAGATCATGCCCGAGCGCTGCCAGGAAGATCTGCCTCCAGGACTCGACCTCGGCAGAGAACTGAGCAAGGGATTCGGCGACCGCCTGATCGATGGCCTCATTGAAACGAAGGATGTCATCGATCGATGAAGTGATCAGCTGCTGGTCGGATGCCCATCGCCGAAGTACCGAAGCCCGGAGTGCTCGATACTCGGCCACCATCTGGTTGAGGCCAAAGCCGGCGATGGCGCGGGTTCGGCCATGATAGGACGCGGCGGACTCGGGGCCGGGCTTCAACGGTGCAAGCCCGTGGGACTTTGCGACCTGCTGGGAGGCTGTCTGCGGCGATCTGAGATCGTCTACAACTGCCTGAAGAATCTGGGGAAGATGATTCCGAAGTTGCTTTACGCTGAACTCGACAGTATCGGGCGCCTGCGTTTCGGCGAATGCCACCGCGTCTTCCAGGATTTCCCGCGCATTCCGTTCGATAAAATCAGCCAGGCGCATCGCCAAACCCGTCCTTAAGTGGTGCGTCGAGCCTACACCGGCGGGCCTGCATGCTGGGGGAGAAGGTTGGCGCCGTGGAGCCTGGTTCTGGGGGCGTTGGGAGGGTTACTTGAAGGGGGGCAGCCTGCGGCCAGGACTGGACTGGACTGGACTGCTTGGGGTTCGTCTGGGCAGACTTCTTTGTAACATAATATACATTATGCGAAATGCTGTATCGGGCTTGATCCGGTTCGTGGGCTCGGCTTGGCAATGGCTCCGGCTCTGGCTTGGCTCTTGCCTCCCTGTTGGCTCCCCCGACAAGGATGAGCTTGCAGCATGATCGAGATCGATCCGCATGACCGAACTGACCTAACCGGCCCTTGGGCCGGTTTCGGCTTCCAAGCTGGGCACATGTTCACCCCTGAAGGTCACCAGCTGGAACCCTGCGATATGGCCTGGTGGTCTCTGACCTGCAACATAGCGCGGGAATGGCGGCTGATGATGGCCGAGGCTCGCACAGACTTGGCCGAACGATCGGCTCCGGCCCCCGCGGGATCCGTCGCGGCGAAATCCGGCGTGATCTACCTTGCCGAAGTCCTCAGAATTCGCCGAGAACGGCGGTTGGCCAGATGTGGATCGGGTTCCGACGCCGAGCCCTCCAATGTGGTCTACATCAGCCGTGGGCCGAGGCCCCGCCAGCGCGTGTGAGGCGCTTCCGTAGGGGCGCTGCCCCTACACCCCATACTCTGCGAACGATTCGAGCTCTAGCCACCCTTTCCCCGCTCATCACGTCGAATTCGCGCCAAGCGAATTCGCTCCTTCCTGGTGTAAAGGCCTTCTAGCAGTACTACTGTGAAGTCGAACAAGTCATCTGCATCTTGCTCAGAGAGGTTCCCACGGTGGGCTCCGTCATTGCCATCGTCCTTGATGCATGTGGATAGATCATGCAGTTCCTCAGGCAGATATCCCTTCTCAAACAGCCAGGGGATCAATAGTCCGAGGCTGCGCTTGGTTCTAGGATCGGGCTGTTCGCCAGAAACGCCTTTCAGTATGTCGCTGACGGCCATGTCCACGCAGAGCCGGAACATCGTGCCCGCTGCGTTTATACATCCTGCGCCTAGGCAAGTAGCGCCTTCCCGGAAGGCCGCATCGATCGCTTGCGGTAGGTGATCGGGAGCTTGCCTGGGCTCCCGATCCTTGAGTGATATGTAGCTGCGGACCCGCATATGCCGCGTGAGAGATCCACCAACGAGGCGTAGGCTCGCGAGCTCGCCAAGCGGCATATGCGCATCTCTGAAGCCGGTTTCCCTTGATTCACAGACCAGAATGCTGGACTTCTTGCATATGCGGCAGATCGCATAGACCTCAGCTACGACCCTCCACCCGTACTCCAATCCAACGAAATTGCTCCCTTCCACGTCGAGTGTGACCTGTTGAGTTCCACACCTTGGGCAATCGAAAACTATTTCAGTCGTCTTTGGGTTTGACACTTTAGCCTCGCTTGATTCTGTTGAAATTCGCCTCGTTGTGCGAGGTTATTGATCCGCAAAACATGCTGCGCATGTCGTTCACCCAGACTACTTGCAGGACTCGTACACCAGGTCATCCATTTGGCGGCTCAGCGAGAAGGTGCGTCTGTGGCCTGCCGCCTCAAACGCCGCAGCCCGTTGGGCTTTTGCCCAAGCGCAGCGATCGGGATCCTTGTATTGGGAAAACTGGATCGCGGTACCGCGAGAAGCCGGTACCGCGCGAGCGCGCTGTGTCCTGGCTGCTGATTCCTGGCGGATCTGATCGAGGCGACGCTCATTGGCGACCACCTCGGGAGATCTCGGGGCTACCTGCGCGGACCATGTCTTGGCCGCAACGCCGTCATCGCAGGGGCCGGATCGATACTCGGTACCGGTCTTGGTGACGCATTTATTGACCTGCTGGGCGTGCGCGCTGCACGCAAGCAGAAAAAGGCTTGCTGAAATCCATGTCTTCATTGCTTCCCCCCTATGCAGCGGAAGCTTACCCTGCGCAGGGCGTTAGGCCAATTTGGCGTGATGCGTCACATTAATTAGAAACTCGGCGGGTAGGGTTTGGATTCCGGGAACGTGCCCATGGGGCGCTCACCTACGCGCACGATGGTGCCTCCATTACTCGCCGCCATGACCGCGCCCGCGCCGCCGCCGCTTCCACTCGCTACGCTCGCAGAATCAGCGGCAACACGGTCACTGTCCAGGCGGTACAACGTTGGCTCTTCTTCGCGCCGGGGTGCTTCCCTTGGCCACGCCGTGGCGACCGTCTCAAACGAGCCCGCCGTGAGGCGAACCCCGTATACGGCAACCCTGAGCCGGTAGCCCATCGCAATCAGGGCATCAAAGGTCAACTGATCGACCGTGTTCCCTGAGCCATCGACCCACTCGACCATGCCGACCGAGCGCTCTCCGAACTGAGCGGTAAAGGCCAGCCGAATCCGGTTCGCCTGCGTCATGGCGGCGACATAGCGCTGCTCGACGGTCATCCCGGCCAATGGATCCGCGGCGGGCACCGCAACGGCTGCGGCCGGCACAGCGCCGGTGCTGATGGCCTTGTGGGCGCCCTGCCCCTGCGTTGCCTTGGTGCCTGCCGGTGCCTCCACGGTCGCTTCCGGCTCGTCGCTGTGCATCATCCTGATGAAGTAGCCGCCGAATGCCCATATGCCGAAGATCAGCCCCACGGCGGCAATGGCGATCTTGGGCGCAAGCTGCTTCCAGATGTTCGTCCCGCCTTCCTCATATACCTCTGCATTCTCGGCTCCAACCGCATAGCCGTGGTACAGCGGATAGATGGCCGGATCGTACTTCAGCGTCTTGCCGCCGACGACTTCGAACTTGCCCGGACTGGTGGTGTGGTAATACGTGACGCGGTAGCGCGATTTCAGACCTACGGCGGTGAGCTTCTGGAAGACGTTCTTGCGCTCGATACGTGCCCTGACCGCCTGATGCACGCGGTTGATCCACTGCGTCATGATCAGCACGTCGCCGCCGTTTTGGCCGATCAGGGCGAAGAAGTTCTCCACTTCTTCCGGCAGCTGATTGCGCTGTGCGACGTAGAACTCATGCACCTCATCGATCACCACTAGCGCGTCTTTGAACTCATCGGGGATGCACCACTGACCGGTCTCCGGATGCCTGGAGCAGACGAACGTGGCTGCAACGTCCTTGGTCTCCACCAGCGTCAGCAGCTTGTGGACCTCGTCCACGGGCATGTTCAGGTATTCGGCGATGCGCTCATGGTGCAGACCATTGAGGCGCGCAAACACCCGGCGGCCCTTCTTTAGCGTGGGCAAGATGTGATTCTTGACCGCGTCATAGCTCTTGCCCGCACGCGGCACGCCCTCGTTGAAAACTAGCATGTCACCACTTCCCCAAGGTCAGAATTTTCCGGGTGATGAAGAACACGATCCCGAGCGACACCACGGTCATGCACTCGGGAATCTTGAAGATGTTGACGAACCACGCGATGGTCGGCCCCGCGTTGGCGAACAGGGTCCCGAGCTTGTACTCGGTCATGAACTCTGGCACCGGCAGCTTTTCCAGTGCGTGTGCGGCCAAGTCCAGGACCTGTTCGATCGCGAACAGCACAAGATCACGGAAGAACTCGACAATGGCAGTCCACAGCCGCTCCACCTGTCTGCGGATGTACTCGGTCAGGTCATTGAGCCACCCGGCTTGCATCGTCACGAATGCGATTAGGTTGATCATGTGAGTGCGATCTTGATTGCGTGGAAGGCGGCGAACGCGAGTAGCAGCCAGCCCAGCAGCTGAAGGATGGCGACGATCTCAGGCTTGCACAGGAAGTCGAACGTCATGGCGTCCCAATACGCCGTTGCCGGGAAAATGAAGATCGGGCAAGAGGCGCTGACGCTGATCTCAAAAAAACTCTTGGTAGCGTCAATGATTGGGGCCTTGCTCACGCGCTCGGCGAAGTCGTCGTAGAGCTTCTCGACGGACTTGCCTTCGGACTCATACAGCGCATCACCGTCGCCCCCAGGTTGGCCGGGGTCGTCCCCATCACCCTCGCCGGGACCCGGGCCCGGACCCGGGCCGGTACCGCCACCACCGTCCCCTCCCCCGTCGTCGCCACCTCCATCGCCGTCACCCGGCCCGGTTCCGCCACCTCCGTCACCACCACCGGGATCGGTACCGCCTCCACCGTCACCGCCGCCGTTATCGCCACCCCCATCGCCGCCACCCGGATCCGTGCCGCCGCCATCACCACCACCGGGGTCACCACCGTCCCCGGCCGGAGTGGGTGCAGGTGCGTCGCTTTCGGTGCACGTGCCACCTGTTGGAGCGAACGACACACCTGCGGTTCCATTCGGGTCGAGTGAGCTGGTGTACATGCAGCCGTTGTGACATGCGTTGACGCTCGCCGCCGTTTCCCCACCCTCCCAGCCGAATTCCTCAGGCCGGGCAGCGCAGCGGGCCGTGAAGCCGTAGTTGCCGAACGTGGTAATGGTTCCGGAGTTGAAGTTCGGCTTGCAGGTTCCGTTGACGACATCGATCTTGACCTCAACAGCAAAGACCGTGGCAGACAACCGCTTGCACTGCGTGAAGGTGCGGATATAGCCGCCGATGCTCTTGCCATCGACACCCGCGCCATCGGCCATGCAGGCCGCGTATGCGGCGCCCTCATCAGCAAAGGTGCCTCCAGACGGTGTTTCGGCTTCCGGGGCCGGGCATGCTCCGGCCGCAGCACCCGCTAGGGCGAACATAAGCAAGCCGAAGGCGCACAGCGACCTCACGCCTTGATGCCCATTACTACGGCAATGCCGCACAGCGCGCTGATAAATCCGGCGAACAGGCAGAGGATCATTTGACACCCCGCATCAGGAACAGCCGTGCCACCTTCGGGCCTGCCCACAAGCCGAACTTCAATTGCGCAATGACGGCACAGCCGCCCAGCACCGCAAGAACCACCATGCCGACCTGGAGGCCGCCGATGATCATCTGATAGTCCATATCGCTCCCCTGAAATAGAAAGGGGAGGCATGGCCTCCCCTACCCCATCACTGCTCGACTTACGACTTGCCGAACAGACCCGCCACCTTGCGGCCGCCCCACAGGGAGAAGCCGACAACGGCGATCAGGGCGAAGCCGCCGCCCAAGGCGGTGAGCGCAGCAGCGACGGACAGGCCGGTCAGAATCGAATCGAAATCCATGTAAATCCCCTTTCATTGATTGAGTTGATGGCGGCCTACGATTTGTCGAACACAGCTGCAACACGGCCACCGATGTGCGCAGCCAAATACAAGGTCATGATCAGAATGAACGGCCCCGACGCCCATCCTGCGAGTACGTCTTTGTCCGGCACCTTGAACGCCTCGGCGAACATGGCAACGGAGGAAGCCTCTGCGCTACTCATCAGCACATACCCCGTGCACTGATCGACGGGCTGACCAGTTGGGACCAGCGTTCCGTTTTCCCCTAAAGCAACGCAGAGGCTCATGACTTAGGCCTGCCCGGCTACGCGCGGCGCAGTCTTCGGCAGCGGGCGCAGTGCGGTGAACTTGCTCAGCGAGAGCACGCCCTTGTTGACCTGCGCCATGGTGGCAACGTCCAGTTCGTATTCGCCCTCTGCGAACGGCTGCTGGCCCTTGTCCAGGCGCACATCGAACGGATAGGCGAAGCCGGCCGTTTCCAGCTTGGCTTTCTGCTTTCGAGTGGTGTACTCCACGCTCTCACCTGCATCGTTCTTGAAGCTGCCACCGCGCTCATCAACGCTGGACGACAGGACGGTGACCTTGATGACGTTCTGGATCATTTCGTTACCCCTTAGAGGTTTGCTGTACGGCCGCGATTTCGGGCCAGTGCGCTGCTGTGTCGCCTGTGACCCACTTCGGCAGCGATGGCGAAGTGCAGGATTCGATTACCGACCGCAGGGACTGATCGTCCGGGCAGTTCTTGGCGATGAAATTGAGGGCCGCGCCGTACTGGCGGCGGATGTGGCGACGAACGCTCTTCCACGTCGCCTCGACGGCGGCTTTCGTGATTTCGATGCGCGTGGCGACGCACCGCAGAAAGGACAGGACCGGGTAGGCACCCAGCAGGTAGGAAGCCGGATCACGCAGAATGTCGAGCGGCAGTTCCTTGCGGTTGGAGTTGCGAAACTGCGCCTCATAGCGCACCCACGGCGAACTCTTGTCGCCCTGCTCTCTGCCCTTCTCGTAGACGCGCAGCTGCTTTTCCGACTTCTTGCCGCCGACATAGAACGTCTTGCCGTCACCGCTGTCGTAGTCGTCCACCAGCTGTGCTTTGGGGCGCTGACCGCGATTGTTGAACTCGCCTTCCTCGTACCACTTCTGCGCGATGCGCAATGGGTATTCGCCCACCAGGTCATCGGCACAGACGTCAACACGGGTGATCCTTCCGGCGCAGCTTTCGAGCTTCGCTCGAAGCTCCAGCCACCGCTGCGCATGGCCGCAGCGCGCTGCGCCTATCGCCTTGCATCCATCACCAGTTAGCTCGATGCGGGCGGTATACGTCCCATCTGCGCGACGGCACTCTTCGCCGCCGAGTTCGATCATTCCAACGAACTTCTTCGCCGCGTCGATGATCTTGACTCGCCACGTGTAGAAGCGACCGCCGCCCGCTACCTCATCCAGTTCAAGGCCAACCCCGGCGAAGAACCAGCAGAACACCTGCAAGGCCGCGATGCGTGCGTTCTCCGGGGAAAACTCGATCCAGTGGCGGACTTCTTCGAAGCTGTCGCCATCACGGAACGCAAGTTCGTCCAGCGCTGCGCGCAGATCGATGGAAGCGGAGAACCAGTCAATGCCGACCGTCAGGGTTCCATCGGCGTTCCTGAATTCACTGACTCCCCTGTTAGACGAGGGGAGTCCCGACCCGGCCAACACCGCGCGATCACCGGCCATTGGAGCGATCCTTGCCGAGCTTCCACAGGCGACGAAGCGCCAGCCATGCCTGCTCGATCACGATGGAGAGCAACGCCGCTCCCAACCAAACGATGATGAGCGCGGCGCACGCCGCAAGACCCATATCGAACTCCGCCAGTTCGGCAAATGAGGGATACCTGCTCATGCGGCGCGCTCCTGCTCTTCGGCAAAGGCGGCTGCGGCCAGCAGATCGCCGCGCTTGGTGGCCGCAATCTCTGCCTTTGCGAGAGCGATGAACTGGGCTTCGCGGGACAACTGCGAGGCGGTGCTATCACGCCGGTCGAGCAGCCACGAAACGATGCGAGCGCCGCCAATGGACACGGCCACGATGGCCGCCAGCAGCACGAAGGCCGGAATAGCCTCGATCATGGCAGAATCCCCTGCACTGCACAGATGCCACAGGGGGTGGCATGAAATCCAAGATCAAGATCACCCTTAGCCAGGGGGCGATTACATTTCTGTTCTTTTTCGGTTTCTTGCTTGGAATAGTGATTACGGCAGTCGCACTTTATGGGAACCAAATCCCGCTGAAATGCTTCGAGGCGGGAAACACCGCGGACTGGCTTGCAGCAATCGGTACTTGGGTGATTGGTGTGGGTGCGGTAAGCCTCGCGGCAAGTGACCGTAGCCTCAAGCTTAGAGAACGGCAGGAGAGGCGGATCTCTCAGCTCGAGTCGAACCTTGAGGACGTGCAGAAGGTAGCTAGGTATGCAAGAAGTGCGTCGACTGAGTTCCAGGATGCGGTGGAGACTCTCACGCAGGAGTACAGAAGATCGCGCTTCCACGGATTCAAAGATTCCGTTGCTCTTCCACATATCAGGCGCACTGCTTACGTTCTGGCGTGGACGCCAGCGCAGCTGCGCCTGCTCCCGGCTAGTGCGTCTGCGCTCGCAGACGACGTCAATGCTAGGGCGGAGCGAATCGTTTCTGGGAGTGACGGAGTGCCCGGCAAACCGGGTGTCATTGCACAGGGACAAGCCGCCATAGAGCTTATCGAAGTGATTGGCAAGCTCTACCCGCTTCTGGCTGAGCTTAAAGATGCTGCCGAGACCGAGGCGATTTCCATTCGGGATTCCATCGAGCGAATCCAGCGGCGTTTGGACAGCGAGATTGACTAAAGCAACACATGAGCTTTGCATGGCGCCCCTGCCTTTGCCCCAAGCCCCTGCCCCAAGGGAGCCCGCCAGCGGCCTTGGGGTGCCGATGGCGGGCATCGCCTACATCCGTAGACGACGAGGGCTTTATACGCGCCTACGCCCGTAGGCGTCAACACCTGTAGGCTACACCCGTACACGAACCCGAGGCGGCTATGGACTGGAATGACTTCTTTGAGCGGACCCGCGTAGCGGCCAAGGTCGAGAGCTATTCAAAGCTGGCGCCGCTGCTGGGAATTACGGATGGCGCAATCGGCCACTACCGCATGGGCAGGCGTGTTCCGCAGGTATGGGTGGTGGCGGATGCGCTCCGTATCCAAGGGCATCCGGAGCCTGAAAAACAGGCGATTGAGATCATGAAGCGTGCGGCGCTTACTTCGCCGGAACGCACTTTCTGGAAGCGCTTAGCGGCGACCGCAATGGCCCTGTGCCTGGCTGTTGGCTTCGCCCTACCCCACAAGGCTCAGGCGGCCGTGGCGGGCTTCGATAGCGCCCACGCTGTATACATTATGCGAAATGCTGTATCTGGCTGTCGCCGCGTTCGTGTCCTTGGCGTGGCAATGGCTGGGCCTCTGGCTCGGCTCTTGCCTGCGCCCTCAGTCCCCGGCCAAGGATGAGAATGTGGTCAATCTGCGGGACGTGGTGAGCCAGCGCAAACAGCGTTCGGCGGTGGCGATCGCTGGCCCTGACGCCGATCCAGTGGCAGCAGTCCTGCCGGTACCGGGCCGAGGCCTCGCCAGCGCGTGTGAGGCGCTTCCGTAGGGGCTGCGCCCCTACACCCCCGAGAATGCCTGTGATCCACTGTCATCGCTCCCCGCGCCCAAGTAAGCGCTGTTCCTTGTCAATCACGGATCGGACGAGGGCCGTAAGGTAGTTGAACAGCATGACTTCCTTCGAGTTGAGGCGACTCTGGCCTCGATGAACAATTTTGGATCGCACCTTGTAGATATCCCTGAATGCCTTAAGAATGTGCGCCCGCGCTTCGGCAGTAGTCGCCACTAAGTAGGCGCAACGATTTGCCATCAACGTTGTGAGGCCTACGTCCGGATCTGCATCCTCATCGCCCAGAAGAATTTCAATGGCGACGGTTGCCTGGACATAGCTAAGTAGTTCGTCCCTGCCGCAATGACTGTCGAACAGCCATCGCGCAGACAGACGAAGACTCTTTCCATTTGCTGATCGAAATACGGAGCCGATGCGATCCAGCGCGTGGGCCACGTGCACGCCATTCTCTGCTGAGTCTGCCACCATGGATAGGTTTCGAATGCCGGACTGCAGGTGCTCATCAAGGGCCACGACGCCTTCCCCATCCAAGTCTTCGTGCGACAACCGGTAGATGATCAACTGATGTGACCTACGCGATGCGCCGAGCTCGCCTGATCTGGCGCTTCCAAACAAGCCGAAGGCAAGAGCAAGACCTATGAAGGAAAAGATGTCATCCCGAGCGGACATCACTGGCTCGGTTCTGAGGACTCTGAAGTAACCGTCAACATCGACTACAAGATAGGAGGCTGCCTCATCCCAATCTCCGGGAAAGGACTTCCCCGAAGCCAAGTCAACTAGCTGGTTGGATTGGTTGGCGTAAGGGTTCTTGAGCGCAGATCCCAGAAGAATCCGATGACGATCCGAAAGTTCGTATCCATCCGGATGCATCTTAAGTAGGTTGCCAAATCCGTCTGGCAGACGCATGCATACTTGATACTTCCAAGGAAGAGAACAGAAACTCTCGACCAAGGTGGTCGCCAAGCCGACTGTGTCCTCATATCCAGGAT